GTTTAGACTCTCTAGTACGGTCAGACTCACTTCCCTCCTCTAATTAATAGCCCGCCTACAGCGTGGCGTTCTCTATATTTAATTCGACTCTAAAGCCTTAATTATCTATTAGTATACATTATACCATTTATAGATTAAACTCTCTTACAAAGCCTTATAAGACAACACCCGATGATGTATTGACTATAACATAACAAGGCATTATAAAAATTTAATATATATACTATGAAAACAACTGACAAACAAACCAAATTAACATTACTAGTATTTAGCTTTTTAATAATAATAGTTATAGTCATTGATAATATATGGATATACAGAATAACAGCTACACTTCTAGCAATAGTAATAATTTGGATTTTAAGTTTGTTTAAAAAAAAATAAAACAATGAACGAAACAGAATTTGTTAAAACACAAGGAGAATACTTTTACCTTAGAACTATTAAATATGTTAACCTATATACCTCCGAAGATGAATTACAAACTATTAGAGAAAACAATCATGTATTGTCTTTAACATTTGAACAAGGTAGATTAACTATAAGGTGGAATGATTTAGTCGAGAAGGCAGAAATTGATTTACAAAACTTCAAGAAAAATAATCCTGAAATAGAATATGAAGATTAATATAACTACTAAATTAGTTAATCAACTTAAAGATTACTGTCTTATTCTAGCAACACAATATTCTGCTAACAAAAAAAGAACTAATCAAGCTGATAGATATATTGCAGAGGAAGCACATTCAAAAGTATTAGAAACATTCCATAAAAGGAATTTATTAGATAAGTGGGAAGAAAAGCAAATGAATGATAACTATTACTTTATATTGTGCAAGAATACAATTCTGAATACAATAACTAGAGAAGCTAGTTTAAAGACAAAAGTATTTAAAGAATTTAACAATATAAGTCTTAATAATACTTTAACAGATTCTTCTCTAATATATGAACTAGAATCTAATATAGAAGAATATGACAGAACACAAGATGATATAGAAACAGATAAGTTAAGATTTATAGTTAATACATTAGCTAACTATCATAGAATAAATGAATTTGATATAGAAATATTTCACTACTGCTTAATTAGAAAAAACACTATAAAAAAAGCTAGTGTATATTTTGAAAAGAGTGAGAAAACAATATCAAATTCTAGACTAAAAGTAATAAACACAATAAAATATTTGTGGGATGTTAAAATAAAATGTTTTTAGATATATGAAAGAAGATTTAATAATAAAAATGGAAGGACTGGATAAAAGAACTCTAGAATATAAATCTGTTAAAAAAGAATACGATTTATTAGTTTATACTGTTCAAGATGATGTATATAACAAAGTGACATCTTATGAAGGTAGAGTGCCTAGTGAGGATGTATCTTGGTTATTCGATACACATAATGATTTATTTAACACAAAATATAAAAAGTGTCATTGTCCAGGTGTTGTTAAGAAAATGATAGCTAAAATAAAAGTAACATATGAAAGAGAACGAAAGTAAACAGAACCAAACGAAACCAACGCACAAAAAACACAGAGAATATCATTGGAGTGATGATGAAATAATCTCTTTATTTAATGAATGTGCTGAATGGTTATTGCCTTATAAAATACAAGATAAGAATGATAAAATTATAGATATACACGAAAAGAATATATTCGTTAAATCTTTCTTAATGCAAAATGGATTGTATAATACAAAACTATTAGATATTTTTAGAATCAAAACATATTTACAAGATTACTATGATGACCTTTTAAAGATGCAAGAATATAAATTAGCAGACTTATCATTAAATAGAAAAGTAGATTCTACAATGGCAAAATTCACATTATCATCTAAACATGATTGGAAAGAAAAAACTGAAAATACTAATAAGAATACTAATAAGAATGAATTTGATTTAAAATCTTTAATAAAATTTAAGTAATGACAGAAAAAATAGTATTAGATAATAAATATACCCCCTTGATTATGGATAATAGTAGATATTACATAATCAGTGGGGGTCGATTGTGGGTCAAGTAAATCATTCTCGGTAGCAGTATATTTATTATTCAAAACATTCCAAGAAAACGAGGTAATATTATTTACACGTTATACAATGGTATCTGCCCATTTGTCAGTTATCCCAGAATTTGTAGAAAAGATAGAACTATTGGAATTAGAGGATTCTTTTACGGTTAACAACACAGAAATTATTAATAAACAAACAGGTTCTAGAATTTTATTTAGGGGATTAAAAACTGGTGCTAAGATACAAACAGCTGCACTTAAATCTATTGCAGGACTTACTACATGGGTATTAGATGAAGCAGAAGAACTGCATGACCAGACACTATTCGATACTATTAACTTCTCTATAAGAACAGTCCTAGCTGACAATGAGGTTATACTAGTATTCAATCCACCAACGAAGAAACATTGGCTATATACTAAATGGTTTTTGGATAAGGGAATAGAACCTGGCAGTAATTTAACATATGATAACATAACGTATATACACACAAGTTATCTAGATAATTATGAAAACCTTAACAAAGATATAATAAAAGAATTTGAAGAACTAAAGATAAAAGATTATGATAAATATAACAATATAATATTAGGTGGATTCAAAGATAAGGCAGAGGGATTAATTATAACAAATTGGGAACTAGGAAACTTTCCTAATGTAAGTGCAGAATATGGTTTGGACTTTGGATTTTCTAATGACCCTACTGCTTTAGTTAAATGCCATATAGACCATTCTAAGAAGCTTTTATATGTTAAGGGTCTATTATATCAAACAGGAATAATACCTTCTAAGCTTGCAACTCTAGTATCAAATATATGTGGTAGAGACCTCATCATTGCAGATTCTGCATCACCTGACATTATTGCTGAATTAAAAAATGGACATTGTAATATTTTACCAGTCAGTAAACCTAAAATAGTTGATAGATTAGAAATGTTAAGAGACTATAAAATTATTGTAGACCCAGAGAGTAAAGATATTATAAATGAATTTAATGAATATTGCTGGGATGAGAACTACGCACTAGGGGATAGACCAGTCGACAAATATAATCACTATGTCGATGCAATAAATTACTATATAGTGTATAGAGGTAGGAACAAGAAAGTAGAAAGATATAGAATTAGATAAAATAAAAAACAACAATATGAAGGTTAAAGATTACATAACAATTAGATTATTATTTGATGCAAATAAAAATGACGAAGAAGCTATTGTAAGAGAACTCTTAAATATTAATAAACATTTAACTCTTAATGAAGCTAATAAAATGTTAATAAATTACTTACAAGGTATTAACAAAAAAAATGAAACTCTAGTAGAAAGGTTTATACTTAACGGTGTAGAGTATGGATTAATTCCAAACCTTCAACAAATGTATACAGTAGAGTATTTAGAAATAGATAGCTATGAAAATAAAGTAGAGAGTATCCACAAGCTACTTGCAGTACTGTACAGACCGATTAAATACTCTTATGGTAAATCATATGAAATAGAAAAGTTCGTTGATGTAGAGAGATATTCTAGTAAAATGCTAGAAGCAGACATTTCAATATATCATAGTGTTATGTCTTTTTTTTTGACTTTAAACGTGATTTTATTACAAAATTCCCAAGAGTATATTCAGAGTCAAGTACTGAAGCAAAAAGTGAAAGAAGAATAATAACTAAAGATGAAGAAATAGCAGAAATGTATGGTTGGTATAATCAAATTATGGTAGCCGCAGATTTTAAATATTTAAACGTTAATAAAGTGTTAGAAAGTCCAGTAGCCGAATTCCTACATTACCTCAACTACATGACAGATAGAAGAGAAGCAGAAGATGCTAGAATAAAATTAAATCATTCAAAATAAAATACAATGTTTTTAGATAAAATAGATATAGAATATGAATAATAATTTTTATAAAGTGACAGAAAGAATAAAGGAAGTACTCAATGAGAATCCTTTAGTCAATACAGTTATATACGCTAGAAATGAAGATGCAGATTTACTTAAAAATAATTTATATCCTTTAGCACATATTAATCCATTGGCAAGTCCTTGGTCAACTAATGCAGTTAATGAATTTACATTTGAGATAGGAGTTCTAAATCAAAGAACAAGAGATAACAGACATAATGACACAAAGTTTTTAGGTAATGATAATTTGATTGATAATCACAATACATGCTATTCTATTTTAAACGAATTCTTAACAGTTCTAAGCGTTGATAATCGTGATAGTATCACAATGATAAGTGTAAGTGATTTAAGTCCAATCTACCTATCTAATCTAAATGGCTTAGATGGATTTGCAGTGACAATAACATTGCAATTAATAAACAAAACAGAAGTATGTTAGGAAAGAATTTAAGAAATGCAGTTTTGGGTATTGGAATAGAATATAAAAATTCATTTCAACAATTCTCACCTGTGTTTAATTCAGCTTTGAAAAAAAGTATAAAGTTAAATAAAACAGAAGATGGATTCTATATTGATGGGTTATTGTATTACCATTTCTTAGACAAAGGAGTTTCTGGTAGTTTGAAAGCTAAGGATGCATATTCAATATTTCAATATGATACACCATTTTCTTATAAGGATAAGAAGCCCCCAATTTCTGCATTAAAAGAATGGGCAGATGCTAAGAATATAAATGTATATGCAGTACAAAATTCTATATTTAGAAAAGGTTTAGTACCTAGAAGAATAGGTGATAAAGTAGAGGTTCAATTACAAAGAGGTCGTGGTGTAGATGATAGATTGGTAGAAGGATTTTCTAAAGATTTAGATGATATATTCAACGAAGAAGAAAAATAATATATATAAAATGGCAGAAATAAAATTATTACAAATAGATTTAAGATTAGATTCAAGTGCTTTTTTTACTTCGCAACCTGAGTTACATATACCTTCTGGTACTAACTTTACTTATCAAATCAATAAGAACTTTGAAGGATTTGGTTATGACATTAACCCATCATTAGTTGATAAAACTTTTGTATCAGCAGATACTACACAGGCAGATAATATATTTACTTTAAATGGTGGTATTGCTAAAGACTTAATAGGAAGTTTTGATGATGAGGTTTTAACTATTGAACCTTTTAATTATAGAGAAGAGGATATTAATTTAATTGCAGTAGGTGGTAAATTTTCAGAGTACACTAAGAATGGTGTAACAACTGCTTGTAATTTATTTATAATTTTAAATGCCGATGGAACTGTATTTCAGTCAGTAGATTATTCAGATTTTATTGGGTCTGGTGTATCTGTTGATATTATAAAGTACCACTCTATTAATGACAGTCTACTTATTGGTGGACAATTTGAAGGTGTAGATATATATGATTTAAATAACTTATTTGAACTTGACCTATTAAATGAAGCAGTATCAGCTTCTATGATTAACTTTGCTACGGAAGGAAGTGTTAATGGTAAAGTTACTGCAATAGATGTTATACAGAGTAATGGAGTGATAGCATTTGGTGGTAAGTTTACCGAAGTTATTGGTGTAGTTGCAAGAAGATTATTTATGGTTAATTCAGAGTTTGAATTACAGGGTAATAAATTATTTGACAAGTTTAGAAACACAATTAATATACAAAATTTAGGTGGTGGGGATGATATAAATGAAATATTTATTAAGCAACAAGGGGATTTACAAATATTAGTTTGTGGTGTTTTTAAAAGTGATATAAGGGATAACCTAATCGCTTTTAATGTTTTAGGTAATCAGATAGATGGGTTTAAATCATTAGATGCTAATACAAAGAATATATCTAAAATAGATAATAATTATTACATATCAGGGAACTTTGAGGAGTACAATGGTATAGATGTTAATAAAATAATAAGAGTAAATTTAGATGGTGTTATTGACCCAACCTTTATTTTTGATTATGATATTGATGCAATAACTGAAGCAGTAGTTGCAGAGAATAATACTATTTACATAAACTTTGTTTCACAAACTTTATCTTATGATTTTGGTAGATTAAATGTAAACACAGGTTTATTAGACAAAAGGTTAAATATAAATAATAGAGTAAAGGCATTTGCTTATTTAGAAGATGGTAATTCCTCTAGTACAAATGATTTATTAATCGGTGGTGATATAACTGAATACAATGATTTAACTACAGACTTAAACCCAAATGAAGTACTGTTGGTTAATTCAAGTGTAAGTATTACAAGGGATAATCTATTTAATAATCTAGTAGAACAAAATTCTATTGATACAGACTTAGGATTTAAATACATAAAAATAGGTAATGATACAGTAAGGGTTTTTAAGATAATTGAAAATGAGAATGATATATACTTTGTAAATAATATAAAAGATATTCCAAATAAGTTAAGTATAACAATAGCAAGTAATGATGGTGGACTAGAAGGTAGACTTATCAATATCCCCATAAGAAAGGATTTCTTTATAAAATCACCTATTTCAAGTAACTGGTCAAATGCTAGTTTTAGATATGATGTATATGAACAAGGGTTTTTCTCTATGCAATTAAATGAAGCTAGTAATCAAATTGATAAACAAAAGATAAGTGATGTACAAACAAATCAGTTTTTAAATCTTAGTCCATTAATTGACATTAGTGATTTAGAATCAAACATAAGCTACTACAATAGTTTAGGTTATGGAACAACTTCTCCTATTTTAAATTCAGCAAATGTAGGTAAGTTTATAAGCTTTTCTTCAAACATATCAATAAATGATAATGTATTAGAAGAGAAGAATGATATAGGTTTTATTTTAGATGGGTATAATGATTTTGAGTCTATACTTTTAAAAGGTAAAAAAAGAACCTTTAAGGCAAAAGATAAAATAACAATTCCTTTTATAACTTCAAGAGTATCTAAGGTAATAGTTCGGGATGGTTTACTTGATGTTACTTTACTTAATACAAATTTTGAGAATATAGACCCTAACAATTCAGATATATATGTAAGCTATGTATGTATTGATTATGACTTATACTTTAATAATGATAAGACAATCCTAGACTTCTATGATAACAATGGACTATTTGATACTGTAACTCTATTTAAAGCTACCTCATCTTGTCTTTTTGAATCCTTTAAGGTTATATTCAAAAATAGTTTTGGTGTGCTAGAAACTACATACATGACAGGTAGAAGTATTGATTCTGTAAGTACAGACAGTAGTTCTTATAATAGAGATATAAAAGATATAAACGGAAATACACAAGAACCTTTGAGGCATATAAATAAAACTTACAATAAAATAGGTGAAAGAGAATGGGAATGTAATACAGGTCTAGTTGATGCTTATATGAATGACTGCTATGAAGACCTTTTTATGAGTGAGGAAGTATGGTTGGAATATGATAATAAACTACACGCAGTTTCTTTACAAGAAAGCAACTTTAATAAGGAAGATAATTTACAAACAAACATGATTAATTACCGCTTTAGATTTAAAGAAGATAAAAAAATAAACGAATAATGAATTTAAACTATTATATAGGAACTTTTAACACAGATAATAACAACTCAATCTTCACTGAATCGGATAAAATAGATTTATTTGAAGATGAGAGTGTAATGTATAGGGGTAAATTGGTTGATGCTGATAACATTGAAGCTATCTTTAATGACCTTGTAAATACATTTACAGTTCCAGCTACTCCTAAGAATAATAGAATATTTAAGAACTGGTTTGAGATTGGAGTCAAAGATGGTTTTAACCCTAATTTAAGAGTTGATTCTTTCCTTGAGTACAATACATTACATTTTAAAACAGGTAAAACTCAGTTAGAAGCTACCAGAGATAAGGATGGTAAGATAAATAGCTACTCTATTACTTTCTATGGGCAGGTCACTGGACTAGATAATCTTTTTACTTTAAAAGATGGAGAAGGAAAAGACTTAGGAGAACAAGCTAAATTAAAAGACCTAGATTTCTCTGCTTATAATTTCACTTATAATGAGAGAAACATAAATGCACTATTTACTACACCTAGTTTAGTATTAACTGAATCTTTATCTGTAGTACCTAGTTTGATAATGCCAATGATTATACCTACTAATAGAAAGATAGAGTACAATACAGGTACTATTGGAAACGAAGATGATATAACAACAGAGGAAGGTAGACTATTTGTAGAGGATTTAAGACCTGCTATAAGGCAGATGGCTATTATAGAAGCAATAGAGGAAAAATATGGTATAACATTTTCTAGAGACTTTATAGATAGTACAGATTTTACCACATTATATACTTGGTTAAATGGTAACCCTGATGGAAGTAATGTATTTAAGTGGGAGTCTTTAGAAGCTTCTGCTTATATTGGGGATGAATACCTAACATTTGATGGTGATGACATTAATTTGAACATGACTAGTGCCAATTTAGCTGCTGAAAGTGGTGTTACTGAACTAAATGAGAGTTATGAAATTAACTTTGAACATAAATTCAAGTATAAATTCCCTAATGAGATATTCTTTAAGATAAGGATAATTGATAGAGAGGATAATATATTACATACTAGTGAACTTACACAAGGTAGAGGTACTACAAATCCTAATATTGGGGATAATGGATTTTTTGAAATTATATTTAACACACAATACAACATGGTACCCAACTCAAATGATGTGATAGACCAAACTTATAGGGTTGAAATACAGATTAATGAAGAGATGAATACTGCTGATGGTAATGAATATTACTCAGACATGATTACAACTTGGAAATTACCAGGGACTTCTGGTACTGGTACTCAAATTGATGATGCTTCTGCATTGGGAGGTGTAAGAGTTATAGAGGAGATACTACCTACCTTTACAGTAAGTAGAAACATGCCTGATATAACTATATTAGACTATCTGAAAAACTTAATTAAGGAGTTCAAACTAATTATAAGACCTAATTCTACAACAGACTTTAGACTACAGAACATTAATGACTACTATTCAGAAGGTAATATAATTGATATTACAAAGTATACTGATGAAGAATCAGAGGAGTCTGTTGTTTACAAAAATAATAAGAAGATATCTTACAAGTATAAGGTAGAAGAGAATAGTGCTTTACAGGAAGATTTTAAATTCAACACAGGTAGATATAGAGGTAATGTCATAAAGAATTTCCCAGTAGATAATAAGAAGACAACTGAAATAGAATTAAGTACAGAAATACCATTCTTTGTTAAGTTGAAAAATTCAGATACTAATAAACCTTCTAATATAAACATAGCATTATATAATAAAGTAGATGGTAGTAAAATAGATAGTATATTCCCAGAGAATATGTTAAGTTTTTATTATAATGGGTTAACACCTATTACTAATGATGATACTATTGTACCTATTAAACTGGATTTAAACTCTAGACCAGAAGAGGGTGCTGAAGCTAAAAGTGAAACCAACATTATAGAAATAACAGGTGTACCTATTTGTGACTCATCTAATAATTATGTGGAATCACAGGTTACTAATAATCTAGACTTTAGTTCTACAACGGTTAATGGATGGCATGGTATAAGTTTAATTAAGAATATCTACAACCAAAATCATAAACCTTGGATAGATAATCTATTAAATTCTGATGCAAGGATAACTTCTATGGACAGTATATTACCTCCTAGCATAGTTAATAATATAGACTTAAATAGCCAGATAATATATAAGAATAACAAATATAGTATAGAAGATTTTGAGATAGATTTAACTACTAATGAGAGTAAATTTAGACTGTTTCCAAACTTTAATAATCAATATTTAGTTACGGGAACTACTGTAAGTCCTACACAGATTAACTTTAATGCAGGTGGAGGATTCTCTAATATAGTAGTAAGAACAGATAAAGATATAGAATCTATTTCTGAAAATTCAACTTGGATAACTCTAGGGGAAATTTCTGGTAATAGGAGAGTATTTAATGTACCTGTTTTTGTAAGTGAGAATTATATAGATGAACAGAGAAATGCTTCTATAACTCTTGTCATTGGGGGTCAGACTTATGTGGTAAATATTAACCAAGCAATTAGAGTAGGTAGCTTAAATAATACACAGTTAACAATATCTCCTACTTCTAGAGTTTTAGCACAAGTAGGACAAGAATTTACAATTGATGTGCAATCGAATGGATTTTGGACCATAGGAGAATTACCTGAGTACATAACTTTATTAAGTGATGATTTAAATTTTGGAAATGGTATTATAAGATTAAGCATAACTGAAAATGATACAGAAGAAGAAAGAAATGATTCTTTTATAATATATCCTTTAACACAACAATCTTTTAGAACATTTAGTTTTACTCAAGAAGCAGAACCTTTCATAGAAGTATTAACAGAAGATTTAGATGTAAGTAGTGGTTCACAAAACTTTACAGTAGAAGTAGCTACAAATTCAGATGTAACACCTACTACTTTTATAGAAGAAACTTTTATAACTGAAACTTCTTCAACTGTTATAACTGGAGGATATAGATTTACTTTTACAATAACTGAAAACCCCTCAACAACTGAAAATAGGGATTCTCTAATTACTTTTAGAATAGGAAACTTCTTTACAGGTTTTTATACAGATTCTTTACTTATAACACAATCTGATGCAGTACCTTTTATAACTGTAATACCCTCTAATGTTAATTTAGATTTTGATAATAATAGTTATATATATGAAGTTGATTCAAATGTATCTTGGACAGTAACTAAAGACGTTTCTTGGATTTCATTAAATACAACAAATGGAAATGGTGATAGTAATAATGTAAGTATAACCTTAGATGATAATTTAGGTTCACAAAGACAAGGTATAGTTACAGTAAGAAATAATGCAAATAATATTGAAGATACTTTAGTTGTAAATCAATTAGAATATGACCAACCTAATCCCCCTCCTACTGGTAGACCCCAAGGACAAGTAACTTACTTAGATAATGGAGATAGAATAGATATTTCTTGGTTAGCTTCTAATCCTGAGTATGGAACTATTGCTAATTACATAGTACAAAGAAGTCTTAATTTTGGGGCCTTTGAAAATGTAAGTACAACTTCTAATTTATTCTTTACAGACTTTGATATACTTGGAGGTGGACAATACAAATATAGAGTGATTGCAGTTGATAACTTAGGACAACAAAGTGTAGCTAATTCAATATCATTAAATATAGTAGTAGATAGGAAAGTTATAATAAGACCTAATAATTCTAGTGTAGGTAATCAAAATGGTAGTAATTCAATTGATGTAATATCAAATACTGCTTGGAGTGCTAGTGGTAATAATTTTTTAAGTATTCCTACTGCTGACCAAACTGGTTTTGGTAATAAAGAGATAGATTACATTTATTCTGCTAACACAGACAACACTAGAACAGGTGTAGTTACAGTTGAAGCTAATGTAGGTAATAGTAGTGATACACATAATGTTACACAAGCTGCCTTTACACCTACTTTATCATTAATTCCTACATCTGCTAGTTTAACACAGTTTAATCCAAATAATGTAGGTGTTACTGTTACATCTAATACAAGCTGGGTAGTTAGTGCGGCACCTTCCTGGTTTACAGTAATTGGAGGCAGTGGTACAGGTAATGGTTCATTTACTATAGATGCTGATACTAACAATTCAGGACAGAACAGAAACTTTACTTTACAAGTAGAAGCAAATGTAGGTAGTCCTAATAATACTATAACAAGGAACTTTAATATTTCTCAAATAGGATTTAGTGGTACATTAACTATTAACCCTGAAAATAAAACTGTATCAAGAAGTGCCCAAAACTATAATATAACTATTGAGTCTAATACATCTTGGAGTGTATTAAGAGATGCTAATTGGATAGACATTGATGTATTCTCTGGAAGTGGGAATGATAACCTAGAAGTAAGAGTTCTTAACAATTCATCAAATACTACTAGAGTTGCGGATATAACATTCTCTACAGGTAACATATCTCAAACACATACAGTAACACAAGTAGGAGTTAATCCAAACGATTTATTTGAATACTTAGTAGCTACGGGTTTTGATGCATTAAATGCTTGTTCTGCTAGTTCATCAATAAACGTTTACTCAACAAGTAGTAATTTTGGAGGTAGTCAAGTATTATATAGAAACAGTACAGGTTCATTAAGGGCCCTTGCTGGATTTTATTCACATGAAGGTATAGTATTAGAAACCAATAACAATGGGGATGTTATAAATTCTGACTTATGTAGTTTTGGTAATTAATTAAGAATGTTTTTAGATAAAATAGATATACAATTATGATAACAGATACAATAAATAAATTAAATAATTGCAAGAAATTGCCTAAGCATCCTTATATGTGTATTTATAAAGGGAAGCATGAGTTGTTAAAAACTCTTAAAAGAATACTAAGAAAATTCAAAATAATAGATTAAGAAATGAATATAATAAAAAAGATATTTGAATTCGAAGTAAAGAACAAGAAAGCAAATAAAGATATAAAAGATACCAAAGATAATATTGGAGGTGTCACTCAAGAAACTAATAAGTTAAATACTGCAACCAAAAAGACACCTACTTTTTTAACAGGGATATCAAATGGATTAAATGTCATAGGTGTAGCTTTAAAAGCATTAGGTATAGGTATAGTCATTGCGGCTTTTGCTAAGTTTGTTGAGGTACTTTCTAAAAACCAAAGAGTTTTAGATGTATTTAACATTGCTATGGAAGCAACCTCTAGAATTATCAATGATTTTATATCTTATATTATAGATAATACAAGTAATGTATCTGACTTTTTTAAGAGTATATTTGAAGACCCCACACAAAGTATTAAGGATTTTGGTAGATTAATAGCACAAAACATAACTGAAAGAATAGTTTCATTAGTAGCTACTTTTAGACTGTTGGCAAGAGTTGTAGACCAAGTACTTGCAGGAGAATTTAAGAAAGCTTTTGCCACTGGGGTTGAAGCAGGTATAGAGTTTGCCGATGTTATAACAGGAGTTGATAATTCAGTACTTAAACTAGGTGTAGCAGTAACTAAAGGTGCTAATGATATATACGATTATACCGCTGGAATATTAGATGCTGCTGGTGCACAAGTTGAATTAAGAAAGTCAGCTGCATTGGCAGAGGCACAAATAAGACAGTCTATATTTATTTATCAAACTGAAATAGAACAGTTAAGACAAGTTCGTGATAATGTAGAAATGAATATGGCTGCTAGAATTAAAGCAAATGATGAGATAGGTGTATTATTAAAGCAACAAGGTGAAGAAGAAAGAGAACTAGCACAATTAAGAGTTGATGAAGCAGCGGCAGATTTAGCTGCTAATAAAGATAATGAGGAATTAAAAATTGCACTCATAAATGCCAATACAGAACTATTAGATATAGAGGAAAGAATTGCAGGATTTACTAGTGAACAATTGTTAAATGAACAATCTTTGCGAGAAGAAAGAAGAACTAATTTACAAGAATTAAGAAAGATAGGTAAGTCTAAAGAAGAGTTAAGTAAGGCTGAATTAGAAACTACTTTAGAAAACCAAAGAATTTTAATTGAAAGAAATGTAGAAAGTAAAGAGGAAGAAATTGCATTACTTTTAGCTGCTGAAATGGAATATAATGAAGGTATTCAAGCACTAGAAGATGAATCATTAGCGAAATTAAAAGAGATTAGAGATAAATATATTGATGAAGATAATGTAGGTCTATCACAAGTTGAAATATTTGAGAGAGAAAGAGAAGTTCAAAGAGAAGCTTATGTAAAAGAACTAGAAGCATTAGAAGAATTTGAAGAAGAAAAAGCTGCATTACTTGCTAAGTTTGATAAAGATACAGTAAAAAAGAAAGTTGCTGTAGAAAACAAGCAAGCACAAGCCACAAAGGATGCTAAGAATACCGAAATACAAGCATATTTAGGTGCAACTAGTGCTATTGTAAAATCACTTGGACAAGGTAGTATAGCTGCTAAAGGATTTGCTATTGCTGAGTCTGCATTTAATACCTACTTAGCTATTACTAAAACATTAGCTGCATTTGCTGATAAACCAATCCCAGGTTATGCTATTGCACAAGCAGTTGCTACAGGAGTATTTGGTTTATTACAAGTAGCTAAGATTGCATCAACAAATCCTACTACTGGTGATGGGCCTGCATCTAGTGGTGGTGTAAGAGGTGCTGGTGGTGGAATATCTTCTGGTCCTAGATTTGATACGGTTGGAGACAGTCAAAATGTTAGAGATTCTGAAAATAATCCTAATCAAAATGAACCTGTGGAAGCTTATGTGGTTTCAGGTAAGGTGACTAATCAACAGGCATTAGACCGTAATAGACAAAAAAACTCTAGGTTTATAGGATAACATCATCGGGTGTTGTCTTATAAGGCTTTGTAATAGAGTTTAAAGTATAATTAGTGTTATGTATCGAATAGTAGATAATTAGTCTTTAGAGTCGAATTAAATATAGAGAACGCCACGCAGTAGGCGGGTTATTAATTAGAGAGTTTTAAGTGAGTTTTTATATATAGATTAAATAATTAATTAAATATAATAAAGGTTTAATTAAGTTTATATATTATATGTGCGGTAATTATTTAAATAGTTTAAGTAAAGGAAATTTATTTATTCATATTTAATTAAAATATTATAAGGTTTAATTAAGTTTATATATCATATGTGGTGTAATTATTTAAACAGTCTAAGCAAAAGAAATTTATTTATTTATATTTAATTATTTAATTCTATTACCTTCCTTTAATTTCATACTCAACTTCCTTGCTACCACTAGTATTAGACACTATTTAATGCTTAGGTGTCACACACCGACAAAATTTAATATTCAATATTGTTTTTAGTTATATGACTATACATGCATCTATCAAATTATTAGATAATAATGAAGACCCAATTCTAAGACTAGCCAGAATATTTGGATTTAAGATTCCCAAAGATTTAGTATTTGGTGAAATGGAATATATTGATTTAGCAAAAGGTGAGGAAACAGTATACAGATATGAGGGACCTAAACCAGAAAGGGATTTTTGTAAAGAAATGATACGTTTAGATAAGTTTTATACTAAATCCGAAATTAACATAATGTCTTTTCAAGGTAAGAATAAAAGCTTTGGACATAAAGGACAGAATTATAGTATTTTTAAGTATTGTGGAGGGCCTTTTTGTAAACACAATTGGGTAGTGTATACAATAATTAGAGATAAGAACAATAAAATAACACAAACTGTTAGAGTAAATAATGCCCCAGGACTTGCAGGTGAACCAGCAAAAGCTAGTAATAGATTTAAGACACATCCTAATGGCCCTTTTAAAATTTTATAAATAGTTAAAATAATATTAAATAATGGAAAGAAAAGTATATAAAATAGATTGGGACAATGAGGAAGATGGTTTACTGTATGGTGTCTCTATTGTGGATAGTCCTGCAAATCAATATGAATTTATTCAATTCTCTAAAGAAAAACTTAAATTAAGTATAGCAGACGAGAAGAAGAAATTACTAGTTGGTGTTGTATTAGTTCCTGACCAAAAGATAGCAAGATATACAAAAGAAAGAGGTGAGTTTGATATAGTATTTGATGAGAAAACTATCGAAAAACTAGCACATAACTTTTTATCACAAGAAGGATTTAACAAAAATAACTGGTATAATCACGATAAAAATGAAGCTATAGATAATAGTGTAGTAGTTGAATCTTGGTTATTAAGTTCTGAAACTAAAGATAAAGCCTTCGCATTAGGCTATTCAGATTTACCCATAGGTACTTGGTGTATAGTTATGAAGTTAAGTGATAAAGATTGGTCAGAGTACATAGAAACAGGCAAGGCTAAAGGATTTAGTATTGATTCTTACCTAAAATTAGAACAGTTATTGTTTTCAGATATAGAGGAAACTAAAGAACAAAGTATTAAAAATAAAATAACACAAAATATGGAAAATTATTTAAAGAAATTCTTAAAATTTTCACTTCAAGAAGAAGAGAAGAAAGAAGAAGTTAAAATGTTAGAAATTCCACAAGAGGAAGGAGAAGCATTAACAGTAGCAACTTTAGAAGTAGGACAAATGGTAATGAGAGGCGAAGAAGTAATTTCTAATTCAGAATTTACATTCGAAGGTAAAGTATATAAGACAGATGCAGAAGGAATGATTTCAGAAATTAGTGATGTAGAAGCAGAAGTTGAGGTAGAAGCTAAAGATAAAGAAGAACAAGCAATGTCATTAGAAGAACAAAGAACAGAACTTTATAAAATGGTTGATGAAAACCCAGAAATAGAGAAAATGTTAAGAGAAAAGTTTGAAACTAAAAAAGATGACAAAGAGAAAATGGAAATGTCAGCATTGGCTGAAAAGAATGCTAAAATTAAGTCTGACCTTGAAAAAGAGATTACAGAATTAAAATTAGCATTAGAGAATACACCTAATTCGGGTAAATTAAAGGGAGGTGTTGAAGTAAATCTTAACGAAAGAAGAGGTGAGAGTACATTAACCGCATTAAATAGAATAGCAAAAACAAGTAAATAAAAACAAAAAAAATAAATAAAACAATATGGCTACAACAACAAATATTAACAGTGGATATGAAGGTGCATTAGCAGGAGAAATCTTTGTACAAGCATTCAAGAAAAGTGATACAATTGCTAAGAACGCAATAACAGTATTACCTAACAACATAGGAACAGGATTCCTACCAAAATTAGAGTACGCAGCTGACTTTCAAGACTATGCATGTGGATTTACACCAGAAGGTGATGTAGATTACACTGACGTAGAGGTGACTCTAAAGAAATTGAAAATCGAACACGAACTATGTAAAGATGAATTTCACCAAACATTCCAGGCACAAGCACAAGGACTGTTCGGTGCAGCTAATGAGATTCCAGCTGACATTACATCGGCTATTCTTTTAGCAATCGTAGAGAATTTAGGTGCAAAAGTAGATAATTATATTTGGAATAGACCAACTTTAGGGCTTATCGATAAGATGAAAGCTACTGGTTCTGGTGTTATAGAAGTACAAAATTCTGCTATCACTAAATCAAACGTAGTTGTTGAAGTTGAAAAGGCTTATGATGCTATTAAAGACGAGGTAATGGATGACGAAGATTTAGTTATGGTGACATCTAAAAAAGTGTTGAAGTTATACAAGCAAGCAGTTGCAGCACAAGGTTTAAATACAACTGTGGGTGATAAGGAACTTGATTTCTTAGGTCTTAGAATGGAGTCTATCGGTGCAATCACTGGTGACCAAATATTCATATACAGAGTTAAGAATTTAGGCTTCTTGACAGGACTTGAAGCTGACTTAAACAATGTAACTGTTAAGGATATGGATGAAAGTGATTTATCTGGAACAATTAGAACTAAAGTAGTTTTAGAGATTGGAGTTGGATTCTCTTTTGGAGACGAGATAGTTTTTTACGGTGATTTCGTATAATCAATTAATAAATAATTAACATAAAATCCTCTCAATTTAGAGGGGATTTTTTATAAACAAAAATAAATAAAACAATATGGCAATATGTAATATAACGAGAGGTATTGACGGAGGTGCATGTAAGAATACAGTAGCAGGATTTAAGGCGATTTATGTTGCCAATTATGAGGACTACGAATTTACTACTGTATCTGACGCTGAAGGACACCTTTTAACAGCACTTCCAGCGGGATTTGAAACTTTTAAATTCCCATTAAAAAATACTGGAAACAACTATAACGAACCTTCGACTTCTTCTAGAGATGCGGGTACAACTGTATTTTCAGGAACATTTAATATGGTTTTAACTAATATTAAAGCATTGAAAACATTTCAGATAAAGAATATGGTATGGGGTAGACCCATAGTATTTGCAGAAATGGAGAATGGAGAAATATTAGCAATCGGTTTAAAAAGAGGTGTAGAATTTAACTCAACAACAAACGTAGAAGGTGCATTAGATGGTGTTAACGCTTATCAATTGGTAGGTGTATCACAAGAAGCAGAACCAGCTTACTTTCTAGATTCAGCAACAGCAATAGCACTTAAAGCTAGTGTTACCAATGTATAACTAATTACTCGATAAGGATACTTAAAAAGACTTACTATTTATTTAGTAGGTCTTTTTTTATTTATTGTTTTTAGATAAAAAGAAACATACATGGTAGTTGTTAACATAAATGATATAAGAGAGGTATGGTTAGGTAGTGATATGACCTTGTCAGAGACTGAAACGGTAGACTCAACTAGTGTAGGTGATAATTTTAACATAATTTCTATTTATCCTAGAAAATATGAAGAAGTTGTTGATGTTAATATATATGATGTGTATAGAGATAAAGAAGTAGACTTAGAATGTTATGCTATAAATAAAGATAGAGGTAGACAAGACATTTATATAGAGTTTGATTTTAAAGATGAGAATGAATATTTGATAAATGTTTCAAATTCTAATACTTTAATATGGAGAGGTAAAGCACTTGCAACTGACCAAACAGACCTACAAAACTACACTACTATAGAAGAATCTCAAAATGGAATAATAAAAATATAAACAAAATATGGCTAAGAGTAATATAGAAATAATAGATTTAAATAATTATGAACGTGTTAATCCACAATCATTACTACAAATAGGTAATAAGTATTTAACCAATGGACCTGACAATAATTTCTTTAATTTAGTTGAAGAAAGGTATCTAGGCAGTCCTAGTTTACAAGCAGTTATAGACAATTACTGTAGATATATTCTAGGCGAAGGTCTAATCGCATTAGAAGGCATAACACAAGAAAAGTTAGATTCTATATTAAGTAAAAAAGATTTAACAAGATTAGTTAAAGAATTCAAAAAACATAACAATAGTCCATTGCAAGTCATTTATAACAAGGCTGGTGAATTAAAGGTGACTAGAATACACTCATATTTTGCTAGACAAGTTTGTGTTGATAGACCTAAAGATATGATGGACGACCCAACAGCATATTGGTTCTCATATGATTGGAAACTTAGAGGAAGATTTAGACCACAACTTATAAAAAGTTTTAAAGAAGGTGAAAATAGAGAGACTGAAATGTATTACTTACAAGGTAATTCAGAACAACCATTTTTCTCACTACCTGACTATTTCTCATGCTTGCAATATGCAAAAGTTGAAGAAGAAATTAGTAATTATTACATTAAACATATTCAAAATAACTTTTCGGCTGGTAAAATAGTTAACATAAACCAGGGTCTAGCTTTAAGTGAAGAAGCAGAAGAAGATGCAGAAAGAACTATTAAGAATAAATTAACAGGTACTAATGCGGCGGGTAATTTAATAGTTTGTTTCAATAACAATAAAGAGGATGCTACAACTGTCGAAGATATTCAAATCATAGATGCATACCAGCAATTTACCACATTAAGCGAACAGGCTAATGCTAAGATACTTTTAGCTAATAAGGTGACTAGTCCTTCACTTTTTGGACATAATGTAGCTACAGGCTTCTCTAGTGATTCTGAACAAATGAAGACAGCTTTAAAGACTCTTTATAGGTCGCAAATTAATCCTTTAAGGGAAGAAATCATAGATGGTTTAGAAGATATTTTAAAGATAGGATATCCAGATGTTAAATTAGGTTTTAAAGATTTTGAAGAATTAAGAGAAGTCGATGAAAATAAAAATAAAGAAATATAAATATGGCAACATTATTAATTAAACAGGATGATTTAAGTAAGAATACACCAATTGGTGGTAATGTACAGACTTCTCGTATAGTACCTGCTATAAAATCTGCACAAATTACTAAAATAAAACCACTTTTAGGTAGAAATTTATATAAGAAAATAGTTAAAGACTTTGAAGATGACACTTTAGCAGACCAATATTTAGAACTTTATGAAGATTATATTGTTCCAATGCTTATTCATGTTTCTGCATCACATTATTTTTCTTACGGTGCTTACAACATTTCAGATAAGGGCATTTACAAGGCTGTAGGAAGCGATTCGGAAGGTGTTAGTAAGAACGAGGTTGACTATTTAGTGAAGGCACAAGAAGGACTTTATGAAGACTTTAAGACTGGATTTTATTCCTTTATGGATTTTAATTATAAAATATTTCCAGAGTGGGAGAGAGTTACGACTAGAACAAAAAGTTTTGGTGGTTGGACTTTAGGTGATTCTAAAATAACAAATAATAAAGGTGGTAATACTAAGTTTGATATTAAAGTTGAATGGGGAAAGATTATTGGAACTTTAACAAACCAAATAGATTTAATAAATGCTTTAAATGATAAGGTTGATAAGGCATCAGGGGAAAGATTAATAAATTCTAGTGAGATTACTAAACTAGTCAATATAGAAGCTAATGCAGACATAACCGATACTGAAAATGTAAGAAGTTCAGGTGCTTTAATGGATGATGAGGTAGCAAACCTAGCACAAGTAAAAGATTTTGATTCTAGTGATTATGCAAATGCAGTTGAAACTACAAATG